ACACGTTGTTGTAGCCCCTCCTGCGCCCAACGCTCCCGCTGCTGTACTACCACCACCGCCACCACTTCCACCTTTAGCAATAGCAATCGCCCCGAATGAGGTATCACCACCCGCTGTGCCTGCGTTGCCATTGGTATTATCTACTGTTATTCCTGCGCCCTTAGTGCCTCCTGCGCCAATGGTAACGGCTACGGAGGAAGCAAGAGCGTCTGCTGTTACGTTTAAGAACACAACAGCACCGCCACCACCACCGCCTCCTCCGAAACGGTTTGTACCTGCTGCACCACGTCTGCCACTACCACCGCCGCCTCCTGCACCTGCGCAAAAGATGAAAACACGTTTAAGACCTGCCTGCTTAGTCCATGTGCCGTTAGAGGTGAATACGCTGAACAAAACAGACTGTTGGGTTGATTGGGAGAGTATTGTCCACTGACCACTTCTTAGGTATTGCAACGTATCCCCCGCCTGTAATAATGCACGAACTAACACATAGTCTGTCCCTCCAACATCTTTCTGAACAGTAACGGTAGCAGCAATAGTATCAGCATTGAAAACAGTCATTTCTGTAACATCTGTGTTGGTAGACGCTGCACCTGTAATCAAATCAATTGCTGTGGTATTATTGGTAGGCAATTGCGTAGACACTTCAGGTAACGTAACCCCTGCGCTTGTAATTAATTGATAGGAGGCTACGCACTGCAACTGATTTGTAGTCACTGCCCCCGCAAGAACTACCTGAAGTTTGTCTGTTGAACTTATGTACATTATCTTTTTGCTGCTATGTAAGCCATTATTTTGTTAATTGTTGTAGATGGTATTGCTAAAATAGCATCGTTTACAGCTTTACTAGTAGGATAAGTAATATCATCTGGAGAAGAAAAATCAGTAACTTTATTACTGACATCTTCTGGTATATATCCGAGATCTTCTGTTGGAATATTTTGGGAAATAGATTCATATTTTTTTAATCTTCCATTTTTTAATCCTATATATACACCATCTTTTCCATAATATAATTTATTATAGATAGCTGTTTTATTACTATGTATATAAGATATATTATCCATTAATAATATTTGTAATATACTACAATAAATTCTCCATCAAGATCATTCAATGATGAAAAAATTAATAAATAATTTTTTATAGATATAATATTATGAGTAACATTTAAAAATGCTTCAATTTTTGAACCTGTTTGTGTAGTATATGTAATCTCACTACTTACAGATATTTCTGAATCTTCTACTCCATCTAATGAATCTATATTTAATATTTCTATTTGATATTCTCCTATACCTATATAACTTATTGATAATTCTGGGGTAACTGAAAAAGTATTATTAAGAAATTTTATTAAAACAGGAGCATCTGTTCCAGTTTGTAAAAATGAAGCTGTCCAAAAATTATAAGGTCTTAAAATATTAATTTTTTTAGTTAATTCACTACTCATAAAATTCTTTTATTAATAATATAATTTCTCCATCTATATCTATATTATTAAATGTAGCAGGATCAAATACATCTATTTGTATTGTTTGGCGTAAAGAACTTGTAAATGCAGAAGTAACTATTACAGCTCCTGCTGTAGTATGTACTATATCTGTTTCTTGTACAACATTATTTAAATTTTTAAAAGAAGAAGAATTTAAATTAACAGCATATATTCCAGCACCATCTCCAAGAGATGATACTAAAGCATTATTAAATTCATTTTGTATATAACTATAAGAAAGAGGACCACCACTAGGTTTTATAATTCTTATTATTGCATGACGATAAGGACGAATACGCCTTTCTATTTCAAGTTGTCTATTTTTTCTTCCTTTAAACATATTTTAAATTTCTTCGTAAACAGTATCAAATGTATCTAATATTGTACCACTATCACTTATATTCTTTACAGTAATTGTTGTTGTTTTATCATAAGGTGTTCCTAAATCAAAAACATGAGTTGATTGCATACCAAATTTTATATATTCTTCATTATTTACTACAATTTGTTCACCACTGGCAATATAAGCATATCCAGCAGTAACTGGATCTTCATTACTATTAGGTAAACCAGGTGCAGGATCTACTAAAAAATATAAATCATTATCTGTTCCTGGATAAGTTATTTCAAGAGTTATTGATCCAGTAATTCCAGTTATAAATTGTTCAGTATATTCATATCCTACTAATGTACCATCTTCTCTAAGAACTCGATGAAATACATTTTCAAAATCAATACTTTCTGGAATATTGTCAACTATTTCAGTATTTTGTTGTAAAAATCCTATTCTAAACATATTATGATAATTTACCTACTAATAACCACTCATGAATATTTGTTTTTATTAAAGTAGCTCCTGTATATTGTGTAGCTAAAGAAAGAAAAGAACTTTCGCTCAATATTGTAACATTTGTTCCAGCAGCTAAAGTAACTGTTTCACTACTTGAATTAAAAATGTCTATTTGTGTACCAATTGGTACATTAAGATCATTTAAAGTTAAAGTTGAAGCAGAAGCTACAACAAGTAATTTTCCAGCATCTTCAACACTTATATTATAAGTAGCAGAAGTTACATTAGTTATAGGCACTCTACCTATAAAATCAAGTGTGTAATTAATATGTCCTATTTTAGCAGGTTGGCTATCAACACCTTTTTTTATTAAAGCTTCTGCTGTTTGTTTATTTAAATTTACCATTATTTATCATGTTTATTTTTGTTAGTCTTAGCTACTCTTAAAGCAGTTTTAGCTTTCAATTCTTCAATTTTTTCTTTAGATTTTATTTCTTTTTCTTTTAAAGAAAGTTCTTCTTCTTTTAATCTTGCTTCTCTTGCAGCTTTAACTTTTTCATGTTCAGCTTTAACTTTTTCAATCATATTTTTACTTTCTATGTCTAAACGTTTTAAAGCTTGGTTTCCTAATTCTATTGGATCAATAATACCATTATCATCTTGATCCATATCTTCTTGTCCAATAAAACTATTTATTTGAGCAACTGCAATTTTAGTTTGATTACCCGTATCAGAAATATAAACTTTAGTATCTAGTTCTTGTTGATGAGCTTCTTGTTGAGCTTGAACTTTCATTTGTTCAACTTGTACAGCTTCTTGTTGTTGCTGTTGTTGCATTTGCATAGTTTGATCATGATATGTTTTAAGTTTCGCTCTTATTTCACTCAATGATTCACTCGTATAAATATCAGCAATTTGATGAAATGCCATTTGATCATTTTGTAAAGCAAATTTAACATGATCTTTAAACATTTGATAAGCTTCTATATCTTTAATAGCATCTGTTACAAAAACACCCATATCACAATTTTGTAAATCTGAACCATCTATTGTAAATAAAACATCTGATAAATCATCTGTAATATATTGAAAAGTTTTTTTCTTTTCACCAATAAGTTGTTTAGCAACTTCAATTATGCCTTCACAAACTCTTAATTTAATTCCATTATGTACTCTATATAAATCTTCAGTAACCATTGAAGAATTTAAAATAGCACTTTGAGTATTACCAACAGCTTCATAACTTCCAACATCACCCAAGCGTTGTGGAGATACTCCTGTAGTAAACATTATTTTTTGCTCTATCTGTTGAAGTAAAGTTATATTAAACTGAATATAATTACCCATTTCAAGATTTAATTCTTTATTTTGAGTAGATTGATTTTGACCAGATAAACCTAATTTTCTATTACCTTCATTTAAAGAATTAACAAAACCAATTCTCATAGCTCTGGCATAATATAACCACTTTTCAATTTCCCATCCTTCAGGTACTAATGATACATCAATTAAGCCTATCTTACCAATATTAGTAGCTATAGCTAATTCAGTATCATACCATAAAACAAGATAGAGATAAATCCAGGGAATTACTCTATCCATTAAAGATGTAGATATAGAATTTCTTGCAGAACATATATTACCTATATATCCTGATTTACATTCAGATAAATTATCTAAAGATCTGAATTGATGTACTTTAGGACGAATAGTATCTTCAAGATACATATCATTTCCTATTCTTATACCTTCCCAATATTCACTTATCCAAAACCATTCAACAAATTGATCGGGATTGGACTTATCAAATTTGAAACTTTCATCTACAATTTCTTCCTGTTCGTTACCTTGATTATCAATATAGTGAAAACTACCAACCTTTCTGAAACTTTTCCATACACATCTATAAACAGGTATTCTATGCATATGAGATTCTTGATTTTCAAAATGATATATACTTTCTACCTCACTCATACGTATAGGAGAATGTATAAAAGATTCAGATACAGTATTATTCCAATTTTCTAAATCATCAATTTGAGATGGAGCAAGTACTTCAAAAAACTCATCTACTATTTCAGTAGGAGTTAAATAATTTATTTCTAATATTTGATCAGCATCATCAATAAATTCTGAATTTTCAGGTATTTTAAAATAAACTTGTAAAGGATTTACTAATTTAACATTAAGCTGACCACCTTTAATTCCTAATCTATATAATTCTTCACCAGCAATTATATAATCTTTAAACCCATCTGTAAAAACATCATTTAAACGAAGTCTTCTTTTATAAAATTGCAAAAGATATGTAGATTGAACTTCCCGCATATCTTTAATACTATAGTTTTGAGCATATTTTATAAATTGAGCAGGTTCTTGATCATAATATCCTAAAAGATATTCCTGATACATTTGAAGAACTATACTTTTTCTTTGATCATCCTTTTGAGAAATAGCATCTTCGTTAATTACCCTAACTTTCGGATCAAAAAATCTTTTACCTTCCTCAGATATGAGTCTGCTAAAAATAGGATATAATATATCATAACATTGTAATGTTGCTGGTAATTGGAATTCAGAAAGTTTATTACTACTAAGACCAAAAGGATTTGTAATATGACTAAAAATTGTATTGTCTATCTTATTATTAAAAAGATCATAATTTCTCTTTTTATTTTGCATAGTAGCTCTCCTCTGGGTATCCAAAGATTTAGTAGAAGCTATGACATAATCAATATTATCATGCCTCCACTTTTGCGTTTTTTTAGTCGCATAACTAACCTTTTGAATAGGTTTTAAAGTAAGAGTTGTATTCATACAATTTCGGGAAATGTACAAAGTTAGTTGTACATATATATATTAAACAATAGTTATATTAAAATAAATAAGCTTTTTTATAGCATAAATCTATTTTTTTGAAATCCTTTTTGAAAGAAATCTCCTTCTAATAAAGTTTTTACTCTTTTTTCTTCTTTAATTTCATATCTTCTAAGTTCTTCTTTAAGATACATAACCATCATAAATGCCATAACTCTATCAAAGTTATTATCATAATTAAACAATATCAATTCCTTTAATAAAGGAATACATCTTATTTTATGTACATTACGTATTTCTCCTTCATAAGAAGTTCTTAACCAAGTATTTATTATTCTTTCACCATGCTTTTTTAATTCTTCATTCATGTGCATACCATATCCACGATGAACAGAAGAATTAGGAATTATATCCTTTATTAATTTAGGTTGTTCATGTAAAAGATATAAACAGTTTAAATTTTCAAAATAACTAAATATACCTTTCTTTTCATTTTCATACAATGCAATAGCATTATAATACATTAATAATCTTCTTGTTACTTCATAGAATTCATCTGCTGTTTCAGGACGACCTGTATATTCAGCTACGATTCTATTGGTAAGTCTATCCATAACAATACAACTCCCAAGTGAATCTGTATTACTATGATCGTGGTCGTAAGGATCAATACCACCAATATATCTACCCCAGATAGGTTCTCCATTTGCATCAAATATAGGATGTTCATAAATTACTACAGCACCATCTTTATTACCATGACTTTTCAAAGGAAAATCATATATTGGTCTTACAGTAGTACTATTTTTCCATTCGATCATTCCATCAGGATTAATATCAAAAAATCCTCTCCATTCTCTATCCTGAAGTTTATGATCAGATTCTAAAGTAGCTAATGTACTTTGTAAATCTCTAAGAGGAAATAAGTTAGATGTTTTTGATAAGAAAATTTCAGAAGGTACTAAAGGATTATAAACAACATATTCATCATATGCCTGACTATCTTTAGCAGCTTTTTTCTTTTCTCTTTCTAATTCTTCACCTTTTTCAGCAAGTTCAAAATTAGTTATACCATTCGCATCTTTATAATTGAGTTTAGTATAAGTAGAAGGAAAGAATAATCCTATCTTACCTCTCTTTTCCCAAATATCATCAAACACTAAACAATCATAAGCTTCAGGATCATACATCATCTTTTGTGCAGCTAATGTACCTCCACCAACCATATCACCACCAGTACCAATGTACATAGCAGATCCAAACTTTTGATTATTAATCTTTTGAGTATTTTCGTCAGCAAAATGAGATTCAATTAAATTATCCCATACTCCAATTTCTTCCGCAATCTTTACAGTATTTCTACCTCCTATACCAGCAGAATGATTATCTTTATAAACTCTTGGTTTAAAACAACTTCTTGTTCCAGCAAATAACCATTTACCCCCAACTTTCTTTTTATAGTAGTTTTCAGCTTTTTTACCAATAGCCCAAGTACCACCTAAAGTTTTATGAAAAGGGGCAGGATAATAAACTTCTCCTACCTGCATACCACCAGGATAATGTGAAAGAATATCCTGAATTTTAGCAATTAAATCATTAACAAAAGGAGATGCATAAGCACCTAATAATATTTCAGCAACATTAGTTATTGGTTCTCCAGGTTTATATTCCTTTTGACCATCTGTAATATATTCATGTGCAGCACAATTAGCTCCCCAAAATGATTTTCCCCAACCTCTAGGTCCAAGTATAAAAAGATTTTGTGCTTCTCTATTATATAAAGGTTTACCTAAATCTTCTTTATGTCTTGTTCTAAGAAAAGATCTTATATCAGAAACTTCACCTACTTTTTCAAATCCAGATATACCTCTGGCTTCTAACCAGGAATAAGCCAAATCCCAAACATAATCTAAATTATAAGGTCTTGATAATCTTCTGGTTTTACCTTCAGTAATAGTAATTTGAGCATAGTTTAAATAATGATAAAGTTGTGGAGGACAATATACCCCATTGTTCCAATAACCTTCAATTATTCTACCTTTTTCTCCACGCCAAAATTCCAAATACTCCATACTTAAAGGATGAAGTTTTGGAATTTCTTTATGAACAAATGTACTACTATCTAACCACATAATGAGCTATATATATTTATATTTTTTCCCAAAATACTAATTCTGGATCTGAACTATTTATACTATCAAATTTATAATCATTAGTCATATATGGATATGACCATTCATAAGAGTTTTTATAAACATCTTTTATTATTATAACTATATCTTTATTACTCTTAATTTTTCCTATAAGAGTATCACCTTTCTTCCAATTTGTACTCATTATATTTCTCCTTTTTCACTTAATGATTCCATTGAACCACCCATCATAGTTCCACCATCACTTTCATGTGAAAGACGAGTCATAATTTCATCATATTCCTTATATAACTTAGTATTAGACAAAAGTAATTTTTCAATTAATTCTGCTGTTTCTGCATTATATACCATTGTTTGCATATATTCAGTTTTTTCATTTAAAAACCTTTCCCATTGCATCATTTGTTTCATAGCAGAAGATTTAAATACATCCCAGGCATTAATTTGTTCTTTATAAAGATCCCAATTAAATTCATCATCTCTTAATAAATCATGAGATATTAATTCCTTCTTTTCTTTATCAGAAAGTTGTCTGTATTTAGATTCAAAATCACAAAGATAAGCAAGTCCCCACATTACTAAACTGGAGTTATGCTTATCTTTGGTTTTGTCTTCGTCATATAATTTTCTAAAAGTTTCCTTTAATAAAAACTGTGGATTAACTTTCCAAAAATTATTTTGTATGTCCCAATTATCTATTACTTTCATGTACTACTACAAGTTGGTTTAGAATTTAGAAATTGAATATTGGGTCTTGGTAAAGTGTACCAATGATAAGATGAATCTTGAATTATTTTATAATCTTGCCATCCTATCAATATTTCACTAAATATTTTTTCTATATCTTTTAATTCTACTGGAGATTTTAAAATTATAGTTTTATTTATAACATCTATTTCAAATAACATCATGCTAAGAATTTAAGTTTATATATTGTTCCTTCTAATAAAGCTACTATTTCATCAATTTGATTTTGAAGATAACTGTCTTGTGGTAAAGAAGTTCTTTCTTTATTTACATAATTTAAACATTCTGTAAAATATGTAATAGGATTAAGATTCTGATCAATTTTGCAATCACATGCATAATCAGAAAGTATTCCGAATTTACCTTGTATTGTTTCAGCTACACCATCAATCATATCAGATATAGCTTCATAATAATCTTCTAATGCTTTATGTTGAGCATATGATTTTGTAACTAAATGTAATACATGTGCTTGTACAGCAGATTGTAACATATAAGTTACAAAATGTCCCCCTTTGTTTTTAGCAGAGGGGGATTTTAATTTTGATGTATCTATATTTGGTCGCATTAATTTATATTGTTATAGCTTTTATTGTTTTATATTCACCATCTTTTATAATAGCCATTGGATTCATAACAGAAGCAACCTGATACAATTCTACAATTGCCCATTTTCTACCAAAGAATTCAAAAACACTTATCTTAATATCTTTGAACATTACCCAATCACCAGCAGTAATATTTTTAATTTCCTCACCTACTGCAACTACTGGAAAACCAATACTCTTTTCAGCATTTGGAAGAAATATTCCACCAGCACTTTTTAAATTTTCTACGTATTCTACTAATACACAATTCTGTATTGGTTGAAAATACTCACGCATTTCATCATGAATCTTTTTAGATTCAGCATCAAGATAATCTTTTTTAATCATTTCTTATTTAATTTTAATTGTTTTTTAGTTTGAAATCCCAATACAGGAGCTTGTTGTCTAAATTTATATGAACTTATTTCATCATATTTTTCATTTAAAACCATCCATCCAGTATCAGCATGATATATTCTACATTTCTTTAAATCTACTACTCCTTGTTGAGTAAATTGATAATCAACAATTTTTATATCTTCTATATGAATTATACTTTTAGCTTTAACATTACGTTTGATAATTTTATTATTATCTCCCATAATATTTATCAAATAACTTACTTCTATAATTCCATCTCTTTGTCTATATTGTGCCATAAATTCTTAGGACAAGATTGTTCTAAATTTCTAGTTTTTGCTTCGAGCCAACATCCACATAAATCACATTGGGAAGTCATATCAATTTTACCTTTAGTAGTATTATTTACACAATCAATACAAATCTCTAATCTTTTTAAAGCATGTACTTCTACTTTTTCATTACGAATCAGTAGATTTTTCCAACCTATCAGTATCGCTTCGAATTTTTTGTAAATATTTTTCATACTTCATTTTTGGTACACCAAATCTTCCAAATTCAGGTAAGTATATATTCTTTCCTTTTTGTTCTCTCATAGTTTCTACAACCATTTCAAAAATAGCTTTGTGTATAAACTCAATCTGATATTCTGGAAGATCATATTTATTACTCAAATGTTTATACATTTTCTTGTAATCTATGTACAACATATTACATTGTCTTTTTTATTCTTTCTTCTTCACTTATTTGAATATCATCTTTTTCATATAAAGGATATCCTTCAATATCTTTTATATCACTTATCTCACCAAACAAATATGACATATAAGCATCATTCATAAATGCATTTAACTGTTTTTGATATAATAATTTATAAGTTTCATAATCTTGAATAAATTCTCTATAAATTGGTAATAAATACCATATACCCTCATCATTTTGTTTTCTAACAAGTGTTGATATTCTCATTAAAAATCCATCTTTTTCACCAGTAGATGTTGCCATTCTACCACTATCATAACTAATACTAACTTTAGGAAAATATATTCCTTCTTTCTTTAATTTGTTTACTAATGCTCTTGCCATATTTTATTTTTATTTGTGGAAGCAACAGGATTCGAACCTATGACCACCAGATCTTCAATCTGGCACTCTACCAACTGAGTTACACTTCCTTTGTAGCGGGAGAAGGATTCGAACCCCCGACCTTTAGGTTATGAGCCTAACGAGCTACCCCTGCTCCATCCCGCTATTCTATTTCAAAATTTATAAATAATTTAAATTTACCATCTTTAGGATATTTAATCAAAGAAGGATTGATTCTATTTCCATTGAATACCCCCTTCTCAATCAATGAATTAAACAATTTTTTATACAATCTTGTATTAATCTTTAATTTTTTTCTGATCATTTCCTGTGTTTCTTCTGAAAACAACAGATTATCAAGTACATCTGGTGGATAACTCTTATGATTATAATGAAGTGTTATCATAGAAGCAAGTATATCCCTTTCTCCCTTAGACAAAGGAAATACAGGATATAACCATCTAAGGTATTCCTTAAAAAATTCATTTCTCTTTTTCTTTATTGTAATCATAACACAGCAAATATATGTAATATATTCGAAATAAACAAATTAAAAGTTCTATAAAATAAATAAGCCCTTGAAAGTCAAGGGCTTAAAAATCTTATCTTACGGGATAAGTAGAAAAATTATTTATTACAGGTACTTCCTCTCGCACGGGCATAATTTGGTGAATTATACTAAAAACAATATCATATTACTTCTAGTATATTAATAGTGAAATCTCCCCTGTTTTTTGCAGGGTTTAATTTCAAATTCAATTTAATCTTAGTTCAAGTCGTATTTAGCCGTTATCCTGGAGAATTACTATCAATTCCTATCTTTAACCCAGGCAAGAACCTTGTATTAAACTATGGTAATCACTACTATTTGCAGGTTTTTTACCACTCCTTCAACTAACTCTCTATATATCACTACATACAGTCCCCATTAGCTTACAGACTTATATAAAAAAGTGGTTACTAATATCTTGCAGATACCCTCACCACTTTTTTAAGGTTATACTAAACAATTCTAAGGTAGCAGATGTTTCAAGTATGGTGCAATATTAAATAATATTTTTGATATAACCAAATAAAAATGAAAAAAAAAGTTATATTACTATAGCATATAATTTATCCTAAATGTAATTTATTTATATTTTCTTTAAATTTCTTATCAAAATCTTCTTTAATTAATTTATATAATTCTACCTGAAATTCTATATATCCATTTTTTCCAGTAATAGCATAAACTTTACCTTCTTTAATTTCATAATTACCATCAGGTATTTCTTTGTTAAGTCTTTCTCTAAGATCTTTTTCCCATTGTTCCATGCAACAAATATAGTAAATTTTTGTTACAAAATAAAATTTTTTATTTTTTTTTTTTTTAATTTTTTTTTTTTAAGATTTGAGGGTGTTAGCCAACCAATCAAAACCCCCCCTGCTTAGACTTGAATTTAAATATACCCCGTCATGAACTTCGTAACAATTGAAGAATTTAAGAGGGCTAATCAGATTAGCTCTCCTATTAAAATGTTTAAAGCATCTACTGGTCGAATTAAATTCGACCTGGAAGGTGATGTTCCTATGATAGGAACTAAAACCTTAGACCCAAGTAAACAAATGTTTGTTAGCTTGGGGGAATTATCTGATGGATCAGGTAAGTGCTTGGTTGTGAGCAATTCTAAGATGGAATTGTTGGGAGAGATATAACCTCTCCATTTTATCATCCTTGTTATCAACACACAACAAGGACCTTTTCTTCTTATTCTATAGCATAAACATTGCGAATCCTCATAGAGCTGAAAACCTCTTTAAACTTAATCTAAGTAAACTATATGTTTACGATGCTCCTGAATTTAACCATAATTTGATCAATTGTGGGAATGGAGTATAAATCAATCATAACATGACAACCTACGTCATTGTCAATGGATGTCTAACCGTTTTATCATGGTTAGTCAATCCAAATGCTTAATACTCAAGGAGTATATAAGCAATTAGGTATTACATCAACCTAATGACATAACAAATAGATGCTTTAAGTGAATTTGTTTCTTTCTTTGTAATGAACAATAAAAGTCCTAATAAGTAATATATTGACTACCTGTGCGAGCAACTGTGATGCAGATAGTGATATATGAACAGTGTGGGATATATGGGGTGATAAACTATTCCCCCTTGTTATTAATTAAATGTCCCTAGAAGCGGAGATTAGTGTGGATATAATGCAAAGTGAAACCATGCTTTAGTAAAATAAAAATGATGAAAACAAACAAAAAGTCCTAGCTTCAGCAACTAAGGGAAAAAACATAGGGGCAGTCATAGACTGGCCCTATGAAAAAGTCAGACGAACTATATGCTGAATAGTCGTGGTTAACCTAGTGGATGAAATTTCCACCTTAATTGGCTCTTGAAACAGATAGCTAGGTATGCTGACAATCGAACCCTATGACTCGCCCTTTTTTAATTATTCAATTAAATTAACCAATTAAATCATTTAATAAAATAAAAAAGGCTAAACATTGATCCTTTGCGTGGTTAGGGATGTCCCTGACGCAGCAAGAAGATACTAATCCTGAATTGACAGGACTTCATATACAGCGTGCTGTAGCTCTGATTGGAGTAATCCTAGATGTGTTGTTCCCTTGAGAAAGGAATATGTTAAAAAGCAGATAGAGTATTTGGAAAAAACGTTCTATACAACACAAATGAGTTCTCAGCTTGACCTTAATTATTATATTAAGGTGCTAAACAATTAAAAGACTTATAAAATATGGAACAAAACATACATAATGTATTTGAAATCAAAGATAATAAGTCTATTTTGATATATTCTGGAACATTAGAACAATGTCTTAAATACTTTAGAAAACATCTTTGGAAAAAAATGATTGTCAAAAAAGCAATAACAAGTGGTTCTGAACGTAGAGATTTACAAATACAACAAATTTCTACAACACAAAAAACAATACCAAACAAAAAGAAAAACCATAAACCCAAACATAAAGATGAAAAAACATTCTTTGAATAACAAAGGACTCTCAATGTCCCAAGCACAATCAATCTCTAACAGTTGCAATCAACATGCACAAGAAATTAATAGAGTAATAAACTCTATTAATAATTGTGAAAGAATAATTGCAGTTGATGGAAAAGATTATATTGAAACAGCAGGTAATAAAATGCCTAAAGATATTATTGAACTTTTGTCTAAAAAGGCAAAACTTCACGCATGTCAGGCATTCCTGATGGAAAACATCAAAGCTAAAGATACTCTTATTAAAAATAAGAGATTAGAACAATTTAGTTTTGATATGGAAAAACCTGAAATGGAAAGAATTGAAATGCCAAATCTTTTGTCATTTGTTACAGAAGAATGGGGTGTTGAACAATTAACTATTAGTGAATTAAATGAATATTATGAAGCAGAATCAGTAGCTGCTCATATTGGACAATTTATTCACAACAATGGTAAATTGGATCTTCTACGTAAGGAACTTTCAACTATTCCATCTATTGACTGGATGATTATTGAAAAAGACAAAAGAACACCTGTAAGAATTATTGTACATCACAGTCCTGCTGATTTACTTAAATTACACGATGAACTTTCTAAAATGCATCGTGAAGCAGAACAACGTGTGAATTACTACAAAGCCAAGATTAAAAATCTTGTAACTTTAGAAAATGCAAGAATTTCTGAAGAGAATAGCAAACTTCAATCAGCATACAATGAAAAAGCTTTAATTGCTCGAAATAATTATACTGAAAAGTATAATCATTATCTTGATCAGTTAAAAAAAGCTGAATTCGACTTTGAAACTGAAAGAAATAAGCAGATTAAGGAAATTTCTGCATTACGTATAGAAGTTGATCCTCGATATCAAGAAGTAATTGATATGTTCTTGATTGATTCTAAAGAGTAAAAGAGTAATTGGTGTTGAATGAGAGAATAAGTAGAAACTGATTTCTCTCATTCTTTATGTTCAATAATAGGATAAATATAAGTATATATAAAAATGATTTGCCTCTTAAGCAAATATCATATGGAAAATGATAATTAACTTATATATCGCTTCTCGTTAAAACTTAATATTAAATTATTAAGTCTTGGTTATTGTCTTTATCCTTGTTTAACGAGAAGGTCTTTGTTTTTATCATTATCTTTAACATTATCTATATAATCTTATTATTGAACAACACCAATTATTTTATCTAATAAAACATTAAAAACTTACAATTATGAAACAATCACAAAATAAACCTTATACTCATATTCAAATGAGTAAACTAAAACCAGGATTTACTCCAAGTGAAGGTCCTAATCGTAAACAACGCAGAGCTTATTTACAAAAAATTACAAGAAAAGTAAATATGGCATTAGTTGATTATATACAATGGATCAAAGGTAAATCTATTTATCATTTCAAAAAAACAATTGGTTATAACTAATAAAAAACAATAAAAACAATGTTAAAAGCACTCGAAATCTTAAAACAAGGTAAAACAGTAAATGAAAGAGCAGATTCTTATTTAAAAGGAATTAAACGTGAATTACAATATTCTGTAATTGATGGTTTAACCAGACAAAAAGAAAAATTAGAAGAAGAGATTTTTGAATTAGAAAATTTTAATCTTTCAACTGATTTAAATAAAGGATTGAAACAAATGACACAAGATGATTGTAAACAAAGATTTCAAAGACTTATTGATATCAGATATGAAAAATATCTTTTAGAAAAAGAACTTGAAATTAAACAAAATGCTTTCAATCATTATTTTGTTACTGAAGAAGTAGTAGGTTAAACATATAATCAATCAATTATAAGAAGGAGATATTAATTTATCTCCTTCTTTAATTAAAATTCAAAAACTATGAAAGCATATATAAGTTGTCCTATTTCAGTACCATCACAAAATCTTGAACTTATAATAAATGAAGTTCCTGTAAAATATGATGTTTATTATTGGAATAGAAAAGAAAAATATAATTCTGATTGGCTACAATCTGCTGATGTATTTATTATTGTATTACCTAATAATAGATTCAATTATGCTATAGATGAATTACCTATTGGTGTAAAAAGAGAATTAAAAGAAGCAATGTTATATAATAAAAAAATATTTCTTGCTTATCGAAATACATCTGGAAATATATGTTTTTATGAAACTCATATAACAAGTGTATTAATTGAGGGAAAACCTGGAACAACTGATAAAATTTATTTTTATGATAAATCTGTAAAAGGAGATAATAAAACAATAATTCAAGAAGAAATGAAAGAATTTATAAAATCTTATCAAATGAATGGATTAACTTATTGTGATACTTTAATTCAAGAGATGAAAAAATATCCATTACCACAAAATGAAACATTTAAATCCATTGACAAACGATTATTAATATGAAACGTTTAAATATATTTTTATTCTTTCTTATTATTCTTATTGCATCATGTAATCCTGAAGTAGGAACATTACAACACAGAGATTATAAAAATAATAATCAAAGATTTGATCCTACACGACAAAAAGATGCAATTAAATCTAAAAGAATACAGCAAGAAAGATTAAAACAATATGGACCAATGAATTAATTTTTGTATCATATAATTACTTATTAAAGATACAAATATTTGCAAATCTTTTTCAAGGGTTTAGTGGTGAAATTGGTAAACACGCAGGACTTAAAATCCTGTGGAAGTAAAATTCCTTGTAAGTTCGACTCTTACCTAAACCACAAATTAAATGATTCCGTAGCTCAATTGAATAGAGCAACTGCCTTCTAAGCAGTAGGTTGTAAGTTTGATTCTTATCGGAATCACAATATCTAAAGGACACAGATATATTAGAATATAATTGAGCTTGTATTCTTGACATAAGTAGTATAGTTTATTGTAGATTAAATTGACGTGTGAGATAAAAAGGTGAAGTCTAAGCCTTTTTATTAATTAATTTAATAATTTAAATTAAACAAATATGAAAGAAACTAATATTAATCCTTATCGAAGAATATCTGTATTAGATAAAAAAATAAAACCTTTAATATTAAAATGGCTTTCAAATCTTTTTGGTTATGAAAACTATCCGCATTCATTTAAAGATCAATGGATAACATGGAATATATGGGATGGTTTATTAAGTGTATATTTTGATTTAAGACAAAAAGAACAAGTAAAATTATTATCACTTATTCCTTCACACTTTTTAAAAAAAGATACATTTTATTTACAATTGAATAAATTTTTAGATATTGAATATCCTGAAATTATTGATAGTAAATTATTAAGTAAAGATAAACATCGTGGTGGAAGTAATGGATGGTATTCTAAATCAGATGAATTTTATACTTATGATTGGGAAGTATTTTTAAATGATGGTAGTTCACTTTTTTATCATAATCAAAAAGATACAATGGATATGATTAAAGGTGATATTATATATAATACAATAATTCAAGAACGAACATTTGTTAAATTTTTACAAAACTTATAAAATCAAAAAAATATGAAAATTATATTAAAATTATTCTTAATAATGGATTACATTGCAGCAATTATATTACTTGTAATTATATTTTCAATAGCACAATATCTTATAGAAAATGAAATTGTTAAACTTCGACATGAATTATTTGAATATATTTATTATTTTGGTGTAGGAGTATTATCTTATTATGCTTATATACCAATAATTAAACCTAAAAAATCTGAATAATATGTGGTACATTGGACAGGAAATAGTGTGTATTAAAACACATAGTAAAAATAAAATAAAAAGAGGTCAGATATTTATTATAAAAGGTTTAAGAAAATCTGAATGTAAATGTAACGAAATAGAAATAGATGTAGGCATACCAACTGAAGGAGGTTATTGTAAGTGTCTTAGGTGTGGTTATAAAGCTAAACATAGAGTTTCTGCTTGGTGGTTTAGTGAAACTAATTTTGCACCATTAGAATATAATGCTAATGCTATTAAAGAATTAATTGAACAACCAATAGTAATAGAAAAATAACATTAAAAAATAACAGCCAAATGATAATAATAGATTTTAATATCTTTCAAATAGCAGAGATAAGATATTCAAGAATATCTCATACATTCATGATAACATTCTTAAATTAAAAAATATGACTAGAAAAACAATGCCAACACAACTTGTAATACATTTTACAAATAAATGTAAACAAGTATTGACACCTTCAGAATCATTTTTCAAAGATGCTAAAGGACAAAATAGAATTCCCTCTTATAAAGATTGGGAAGAAATTGCTAAACATATTATTGGAACTTCAGATTATTTAAGATATGAAACAATATAATAAATTTTCATATTCTAATTTAATTATTGGAATATGGACAATATTTCTTGCATATATAGCAGGAATGTATTTAGGATCAGATAACTATTATTTATTTTTTAGTATTCCTCTTATAATTGTATCTATATTTCTTAGTATATGGAATTTTGTAAAATTCTCTGAAAAAGTTGAAGAACTTAATCATATTAGTGAATTTTATGAAGAAAGAATTCCTGTTATTGGAGAAAGACCTATTGATTGGGATAAACATCAACATTATGAACATGATATACCTAAAAAATTAAAAATTGGCGAAGTACCATCATTTAACAGAGATAATATAATGCCATCATATGAACCAAAAAAAGCATTTTAAACAATGAAAAGAAAAACACAAAGAAGGTGGACAACAGAAGAAGAACTAATCATTTCTTCTGTTGATCCTAAAAAACCAGTAACAAATCAATTGAAAAGAATAGCAAGATCATTAGGAAGATCATTAAATTCTTGTCAAGGTAAGTATTACGAAAAATTAAATTATAAAAATAAACCTGTTCAAACAAAACAAGCAAATCAAACAAAAAATATTATTACATTTACAAATGTAAAAAATATTAGTATTCAAAACAACAAATTAACAATTGAAATTTAAAAAAAATGACAACAAATCAAAATCAAGTAAAAGTTACAGCAGATGCTGCTGGTAACATTGTATGTGGTGGAACAGTTTCTACTAAAGATGGTAAAACTTATGGATACATTCGTGTACAGAGTGAAGAAACAACAACTTCTCCTGAAGGATGGATTCGTAGTGATAAACGTTCTGCTCTTATTAAAGGTGAAATTGATTCACTTAAAGCTTGGGTAGCACAAAATAACATTCGTGTTGGCTCAACACTTCCAGGAAGAATTCAAATTCAAGAATCTCTTGTACCTTCTTATCCAACTCAAAAACCAAAAAGAGCTGGTGCAGATGGTCCAGAATTACATAAAGATGGTAAACCCATTTATCGTAATACATTTTATCTTACTCCAAATATAGATAAACCAGATGTGTTAATTGAACATGATAATGTATTGAGTTCTTCAGCTCAAGTTTCACCAGAAGCTAAAAAAATGCAACCTAATCCAATTATTAATTAATAATTAAAACGGTTTATTTTATAATTTAAATTCTGGTTTATTCATTAGTTTAAAAATGGGAAAATGCTCACAAGATTGTGAAGGATGTAGGTTCGAATCCTATATGAATAACAAATTAAAACTTATAAAGAATGAAAAGATCAGAATTAATATCAAGCAAAGAGTATTGGGCAACAGTTGTGGCACTCCAAATGTGGAAACTTAACGGTGCTAAAAATGACAAATTTGAAAAGTATGAATCTATGGCAAACGCCATCGTAAATGATGATTTCATTAGGGCTATGGAAGAATACCGCACACAATGCGATAAGTTGCCTGGTGATGAGGAGATACAAGATCACGTAGAAGACGTTGACGTAAACTTTGATGAAGAAATCGGATTTATGATGGGCGCAAAATGGATGCGTTCCCTCGCCTCCCCCATCATCGCCTCGAAGGATGCGAGGATAAGGGAGTTGGAGGAGGAGAATAAGAGATTGAGAGCACAGATTGAATCCAACTACAAAGGATATAAATTCAAATCTGATAATGTTGGTCAACCTAAAATACAGATGTTGACTGCTTGCGGAAGATTTGAGATTAATCCAAATTACATATCTGCGACAATCTGTAAAAACTGCGGAAAAGAAAAAGCACTACACTTAACCCCCACCAACCCATGAACGCTAAAAAGATTGAATTAATATTATCCGAATTAAAAGTTAATTCTAGGGGCGCAATACGTGGAAAAAGTAAGGTGATGAATAAAATACATTCGGAGCACCGCATAGATATTCACGAAAAGCAAATGGCTATTCGGATTTACGTTAAAAAGCTTTCAACAGCTTATTCAACAAGAGAAGTTTTAAATATGATTGATGAATTTATTTATCAACAGCAAAATAAGTAACCCATGAAAACAAAACAAGAAACAGTTGACCGCATACTAAATCGCTTCCACCTTTGTGGCGACCACATTGAAACAATCCTTCAAGAAGAACTCCCCGACTTCAACCCGTACAGGATTGATGAGGAGAGGTTTAAGGCAATTTATAATAATAGTAATAATGAATATGATGAATCTTATTGTCATTATACTATTGAAGAATACAACTCCACCCTTCCGCCTGCATTGCAGTCGTTGCCGAAGGAAATGCCGGAAGGCTTTATGAGCATAGCTAATCAATGGAATGATTTAAAAACAGACACTTGTTTGTTTGAAGTATGGGATTGGGTGCAATCTAACTACGGCACACCACAAAAACAAGAACTGCCGAGCGTGGAGGAGTTGGAGAGTGAAATATCAAGGTTAAGAGCGATAGATTTATACACATCTAAACAAATCGCCCAACACATTCTCAACAAATACGCCCTGCACAGTCAGGAGAAGGAGTGGTGGATGAAGTTGAAGAAGGGGGATAAGTTTAGATATTATGGAAAATTAATGGAGTATAGTGGTGAATATGTTTCGTATCTCATAGACAAAAACAATAATTGCCATTTGATTTCCGACTGCACTCCCTACACCGAATCCGAGCTTGAGAAAGGCTTAAAGACCGCTGATGAAAACACAAAAAATCTAATCAAACTCGCCTGTGAGGAGGCGATTAAAACAGGGAAAATACCAACGATATGAAAACAAAACTCACAATCACCATCGCCTTCGCTCTAATTGTAGCTGGCGCAGTGCTTACTGACGAAGCGGAGAACAGAACATCTATCTGCGCATGGGTTACTAACTGCTTACTATTTTAAAAACTAACAAATCAACCAACTCCGCAATGATGCGGGGATAATACATGCAACAAAATGAACCAACCCCTAAAACAACTCACTTGGAACGATTTTCCAAACCCCTGCTATGACCCGCAGGAAAGGTATGGAGACTTTAACGGAACTATTCTCGACATCTTAAATGACGTTAGGATTCCTGATAATGATAAAATATGGGCTGCTACTTGTCCGAACATATTAGACGATAAAACGCTACGGCTATTTGCCTGCGCCTGCGTTCGTCAAGTATGGCATTTACTCACAGATGACAGAAGTAAGAATGCGGTTGAAGTTGCCGAACGATACGCTAACGGACAGGCTACTGACAAGGAATTGTCTGCTGCGTGGGATGCTGCGTGGGATGCTATGAGGGATGCTGCGTGGGATGCTGTGAGGGCTGCTGCGTGGGCTGCTGCGTGTGATGCTATGAGGGATGCTGCGTGGGGTGCTGCGAGAAAGAAACAAATTGAAATATTAATAAAAATTATATCATGAATCAACCCCTAATCAAAAACACGCTGATCCACTTCTTAGAGTGGATGGAAAATCCGTCAGTCACCATCCCTGATACAGACGAAGAACTTGTTAAACTGTACCTCAAAGAACACCCCATTCCCTCCTTCACAGAGTTCGAGGAATTAGAAAAACTGTGGTCCGATCCCAAGTCGGATTATGACATGGAGATCAGGAAGACAATTGAAAAAGTTTGGAAGGTGGTGAAGGGGGAGTGACTCTAAACAACTCATCCAACAATGCAAGGAGGCGGTGAAAATAATATAAAATTCAACAAATAAATAAAATATGAGAATATTATTCTTTTTAGGCTTAATTTTCTTAATTGGATTAGGTCTATATTTAATTAAATGGTATGATAATTACCAATTAGAACAATTGAGAAATACACTTCAAATTAAAACAGAAGAAGATGCAAATGAATGGATTTTAAAAATTAAAAAAGAATTAGAAATTATTTATAATGATACTAATCTTGAAAATAAATTATGGTCTGTTAAATTATATCAATTACAAGAAAAATTAGAAAAATTAGAACATATAAAACAAAAATTAAAAAATGGAAATTAATAACAAACTTATTAAAGTAGGAATTATTTCAGTATTAGTAATAGTATTTAGTATTATATTAAATCCTTTTGACTATAATGAACCAACTGAAAGAACAGTAATTACAAGAATGGATGGTACTCAAAAAGTACAATTTCAACCAGGATTTTATTATGCTGGTTTTTATGCAAAAACTCAAGTCTATCCAAATCAATTATCAGTATTATATAGTGAAAAAGAATTTGATAATGATTTAACTTTAAAAGATAATACTGTAGAAATTGGATTAGTTAAAGTAAGATTTAGTGATGCAACTGAAGCATATGTAGCTGGTATTACTCAATATCTTTTACCAAATGAAGAAAAAGCTATGTTAATTATTCATAATTCACATAGAAATGCAGAAGCTTTAGTTTCAAGAAGATTAGCTCCATACACTAAAGAATGTTTACAATCTTCAGCTCAACTTATGAGTAGTGAAATGCATTATAGTGGAGGTAGAGCACAAATGACTCAAGACTATCTTGATCAATTACGTAATGGAACTTATCTTTTATCTATTAACGAAACAACACAATTTGATAGTACAGATAATACAAATAAAAGAGTATATTCTGTAAATATTAAAAAAGATAAAAATAATCAACCATTGCGTAAATTTAGTTCTATTAAAGAATATGTTGTTACATTAGGTGATGCTCAAATTACTAATGTTGATTATTCAGATCAAGTTAAAGCAATGTTACAAAAGAAAATTGAAGCTGCAACACAAGCATCTATTTCTAAACAACGTCTTATGACTGCTGAACAACAAAAGCTTACAGCTAAAGCAGAGGGTGAAAAGAAACTTACTGAAATTGAATATGTTCAAAAACAAGAACAAACCATTGCTGTTGTAAAAGCTGAAACACAAGTAGAATTAGCTAAACAAGATCTTGCTAAACAAGAAATTGCAAGACAAGCTGCTGAAAAAGAAGCTGCTAAAATTAAAACACTTGCTGATGCAGAAGCTTATGCTAAAGCTAAAGTAATGCAAGCAGATGGAGCATTAGAAAAGAAATTAGCTACTTATGAGAAAACTCAAGCTATGTGGGCTAAAGCATTTGGAGAATATCAGGGTTCTTTAGTACCTTCATTTATTAGTGGAGGAGGAAATAATAATACAAACGCAGGATTAAATTTCATGGAAATAATGTCTGCTAAAGCACAAATGGATCTAATGTTAAATATGAAAAATAAATAAAAACATGAAATTATCAGAATATTTTAAAAAGAATAAGATTACTTCAATAGAAGAAATTAGAAAATTTTTATTAAATAAAAAATTAGTTATATTAGGTAATACTAATAGTCATAGTTATGGTAAAATAGGTACTAAAATAAAAGTTACAAATGTTGATTCTGTTGGTGTTTCTAACAGTAATGGTAGTGGTAGTGCTTCTTATTTAGATGGTAGGGGAAATAATATTAAATATTCAGATTTGGGTATTATTTTAGATATTAATGAAGAAATTCAATTTATACAAAGTCAAATAAATTCATTAAATAAAGAAATTTCTGATTTAAAAGAAAAACAAAAAATAATGAAATTATTAAAAATGGATGAATGGAATGAAGATCAATATAAAATTTACAAAACATTACAAACATTAAAAACTAAAAAAACTGATATTGAAAAAGCAAAAATTATTGCTGAATTAATTAAGTAATAATTGTTTGGTCCTTAGCTCAATTGGTTAGAGCAACAGATTCATAATCTGTAGGTCAATGGTTCGATCCCATTAGGACCAACTTAAATCAAATAACATGGAAATATTAATACAATTACTTCTTAATATTATAGGCTGTTCAATAGGATTATTTTTAGCTGATAAAACAAGGGATTATATTTATAAAAGAAGACGAATAAAAAAAGATAAATACTATCAGAAATATCTTAAAGAATTTAAAGAAAAACATAACATTAATTAAAGTTAAAAACATGACACTAACAGAAATATTCACAATCATTATAATCCATTGGTTTGCGGATTTTTTAATGCAAGATAAAAAATGGGCAATAGGTAAGAGTAAAAATTGGAATGATTTATTAAGTCATACTATTATATATTCCTTTATATGGTTTTTATTTAGTATATCTAGTAATATTTTGAGTTTATTAGTATTAGATTGGATGAATTTAATTAATTTTACATTAATAACTTTTATAGCTCATACAGCTACAGATTATGTAACTAGTAGAATAGTAAGTAAGAAATTTGCTAAAGGAGAATATGGTACATCAATCCCTAATACTGGAGCATTTACTATTATTGGTATTGATCAAGTATTACATTATATTCAATTATTTCTAACTTATGATTTATTAAAAAATGGATAAAATACCAACAGCAAAACAATATCTAAAAGATTTTGGATTATCAGAAGTTATATGTGAAGATGATATAATAGAATTCGCTAAATTTCATGTTCAAGCAGCATTAGAAGCAGCAAGTGAAAAAGCTAAATTAAATGTTCCTAATAGATTTGGAAGATGTACAACATCTACATTTATTACAGATGAAGGTGAAGTATATATAGACTCTAAATCAATTCTAAATGCTTATCCTTTAACTAATATCAAATAAAATGAGCAGATATGATTTACTCCCAAATTGGGTAGAAAAATTAATAATAATTTTATTAACCATTGGACTAATATGGATTATATTTAATCCTTAAACTAATATTAAATGATATGGCACAAACTAAAAAACAAGAGAAAGAGGTAGAAAAAGCTATGCAACAGAAACCTCCTAAATATTATAATTCGAATGCTTATCCTTTTACTATAAGAGGTTGTCCAGGATATAATGGGTATACTCCTGAAAATTTAAATCATGAAGTTTGTAAATATTGTGGAGCTATTAAATACTATCATTAAATGGAAATTAAACCAACATATGTAACATTTGAGCAAGCTAAATGGCTTAAGGAAATAGGATTTGATATATATAGTAATGTTGCTTATAATGGAAAAGGAGAAGTACTTGATGAATCTCCTACATATAATAAGGAATATTATATGACCCTTAAAGACTTTATTTATAGGCCTGAACAATGGCAAGTAGTTGAATGGTTAAGAGTTAAACATAGTATTTGGATTAGTGTTTATACTATGGATAAATTTTTACCAAATGGTAATGATAGGGAGCAATTATTTGACTATTCTATTAAACAAATGAAACTTGGATTAATAGATATCCCTAAAAAGCCAGAAGAATTTAATTCACCACAAGAATCCTACTCAGCAGCATTCGATTACATTAAAGAAAATAATTTGATATGAGTAGATACAACATTATTTCAGATGAACTAGTACTAGCAATATCAATTTTATTAGTATTAGCATATATATGTACATATATTTAACCAATAAATTAATATGAAACAAACAAATTTTGAATTGGCAGTAGAAGTTATAGGTCAGGCAGTATATGAATTATTGCCTATAGAAGACCCAACAAATGCCAACACAAGACAAGCTATTAATTCTTTAATGAATTGTGCTGAAGAAGGTTATGTTTTAATTCGGTGGCCTGAATCTAAAATATATCTGGATAAAGATTGGTTTAGTAAAGAAGCTATTTTAGCATTAGGTTCTGAAGATAAAACAGGAATTTATGCATATTTTATACCAATAAAAAGAGTAATATGACACAAAAAGAAATACAAGAACGTAATAAGCAAATAGCTTTGATGCGTGTTATGAATAATGATGCTTTTTTACTTGAACAAAATATTAAAGCCAGTACTGGATTATGTCATTTAAAATTTCACTCAGATTGGAATTGGTTAATGGAAGCTGTTGAGTTCATTGAGAAAATAGGAGAAACAGATAAACATTATGGTACTTTAGTTGATATAACAACAACTTATATTAAAATTGGAAAAATTACAATTGATCTAAAACTTACTCTTATAAGTAAAATAGAAGCTGTTTTTATAGCTGTATCAGATTTTGCTAAACTATATAATGAAAAGAAATTATGACTGACAAACTAAAACCAGGAACAAAATTAAAAGATCTAGAAGATGATATATCTTTAGAAAATTTGAAAGTAAAAACATCTGAAGGAAAAATAGGTTATTGGAAAAGTCAATGGACTTGTGGTGTTTGGTTAAGTGATGGAAAAACTAATAGAATATATCCTCAATTTGTTCAACAATTAACTGATTGTTTAGAATGGGAAATAGCAAATGAAAATGAACCTATAAATTTATAATAATGGAAAACAATACATATGATGATTTAACTATATTTGTAAATAGATTAAAAAAGATAGATATTGATATAAAATGTGCTGGTAATGTTCCTTGGATATATTTAGATACAGTTAATAATGAAAAAGTAAAAGAAAAACATAATGGAGAACATGGTTTTACAATTGCTTGGCTACCGATGAGATATGGTTCTAGAGTTAAAATTGATAGTCAATCTACTGTAATATTTGATATTCTAAGAAAATATTATTATATAACTAAAAAAACAGAAATAGAACTATGTAATATTGCAGAATCAAGAAATAATAGAAAAGCAAACATAGCTATGAAAGTTTTAAGAGAAAAATATGATAAAACATATATGTGGTGTACAGACTGTGATGATTTATGTATAAAAGAGAAAGATTGTTGTTTAAATAGATTATCTAATAATGAATAGAAATGTATGGGTTTATGATATAGAAACTTTAAAAAGTTGTTTTACATATACAGCTATTAATATTGATACTGAAGAAATAGTTAAATATGTAATACATAAAGATCGTAATGATTATAGTGAGTTAATTACACACTTAGATGAATGTAAAGGACAAATAGGATTTAATAATTTAAACTTTGATTATCCTGTTATACATTATATGTATAATTTATATTGGAGATTAATTAAAAAAGCCAAGAATAGTTTTTTATATGATGAATCAGAACAAGAAATTATTGATTTAATATATAATAAAGCACAAGAAATTATTAATGCTCAAGAAGTATATGGTAATTTTTATAAAATTGTAGCAATTAAACATAGTGATGTTCTTATACCTCAATTAGATCTATTTAAGATATGGCATTTTAATAATCCTGCGAGAGCTACTTCATTAAAAGCTTTACAAATAGCTATTAATTATCCTAATGTAATGGAATCTGAAGTATCACATACTAAAGAAGATATTACATTAGAAGAAGTTAATAAAATATTAGAATATAATCTTAATGATGTATTATCAACCTATGAATTTTATAAGAAATCATTAGATAAAGTTCAATTACGTAAAGATATAAGAAAAACATATGGATTACCTTGTATTAATTTTTCTGATGTTAAAATAGGAGAAAGCTTATTATTAAAACTTTATTCTGAATTAACAGATCAAGATGAATATGACGTAAAGAAAAGAAAAACTTATAGAGATTCTATATCATTAAATGAATGTATATTTCCTTATATTAAATTTGAAAGTAAAGAATTCAATACATTATTAACTAAGTTAAAATCAACTACAATTGTTAATACCAAAGGTGATTTTAATCAATCAGTTATATATAAAGGATTTAAATATGATTTTGGTACAGGTGGAATACATGGTTGTATTAAACCAGGTATATATACTTCAGATGATGAATATGTTATTATAGATGCTGATGTAACAAGCTTATATCCAAGTATAGCAGTATTAAACAAACTATATCCTCAACATTTAGGTGAAGGATTTGTTGATGTATATAATGATATATTAAATCAAAGAAAACAAGCTAAAAAAGAAGGTAAAATGAGTATTAGTGATGCATTAAAATTATCACTAAATGGAGCATATGGTAAATCTAATTCAGAAGATAGTTTTCTTTATGATCCTAAATTTACTATGTCTATTACTTTAAATGGACAATTAATGTTAGCTATGTTGGCTGAAAGATTAATTGATAATATACCCAACATTACAATTTTACAAATTAATACTGATGGTATAACTATTAAACTTCCAAAACATCATATTAAAACATATGAATTTATTTGTAAAGAATGGGAACATCATACTAAATTAGAATTAGAATTTGTTGAATATTCTAAAATGATAATTCGTGATGTAAATAATTATATTAGTGTTAAAACTAATAATGCAATTAAATATAAAGGTGCATTTGAAATAGATAAAGAATATCATAAAGATCCTTCATTTAGAATTATCAGATTAGCTCTATCAGATTATTTTGTTAAAGGAATACCTGTTGAAGAAACTATTAAAAATCATACTAATATATATGATTTTTGTGGTAGGCAAAAGTTTAAATCAGATAGTTATGGTGAAATAACATATATAGATTATGATCAATCAGGTAATCCATATAAACAACAGCAAAAACAGCAACGTAATGTGAGATACTATATATCAACAGGTGGTTGTACATTTATTAAAAGATATAGTAAAGGTACATCTGAATATATTAACAAAGGATATACTGTAACAATTTTCAATAAATATGAAGATAAACCATTTGATCAATATGGTATTAATTATTCATTTTATATTAAAGAATGTTATAAAGAAATTGAACAAATTGAAAATAAACAATTAGAATTATTTAACTAAAACAATAAAAAATGTGTTTATCAATATATAAAAAAGGAAAAAAAATAACAATTGATGATGTTATTAAAATTGCAAAAGAAGATATTGTTGTATATAAAAGATTACGTGTATCAATATATTCAAATAAGATATTAACTCCATATCAATCTCATCTTGTTGATTCAAATGGTGATTTTCTAATAGTAGAAAAATTTACTGAAAGTGAAAGTTTTGGTTATATAGATATATGTAAAGGAATACATTCTTATAGTGATTTAGAAACTGCTGAACGTATGTCTTCGTGTTTAGAGATAATAGTAAAATCTATTATTCCAAAAGATACTCCTTATATAAAATATAGTGGTCAAATACTATCTTTGATTTTAATAATACCTCCATTAGATGGAGAATCTGTTGTTCATAGTAAACAAAATTTAAAATATGTTGGACAAAAAAAGAGATGAAATACAAAATATAGCAGTAGATACTTGGATTAAAACAGGTAAAAAAGGTATTGTTAATTTACATACTGGTTTAGGTAAAACATTTGTTTTCATAAAGATATGTAAATTATTGTGTAAAACTGATTGGAAAAAGCAATTAAGTAAACCAACAGTATTATTTTTAGCTGAAACAAGACAAAGAGATATTGATCTTCAAACAGATATAAAAAAGTTTAATGATTTATTTGGTTGGAATCTGTTAGATTTTGTAAATTTACATTTCGATTGTTATCAATCCGCATATAAATGGAAAAATGAAGTATTTGATTTAGTATGTGCAGATGAAATACATGATGCATTAACACCAGCTTATAGTAAGTTTTTTGAAAATAACA